AACGAATCAATTTGAGTTCCACTATCTCCACCACGAACTGGTAAGAAGAAATCCTCAGTTAGATTCTGCATATTATACTTTAGGTTGTAATCTCCTGAATTTCTATCAACAAAAGGAACTTTCTTCATTTTATTGATAATTCTCTGCATGTAGTTATCAACTTCAGTTGGTGGAATATTACCAATATCGATTTTGAAAACTCTCTTTTCAGGTGCTCTCATGATTCTATGAATCAACATTGCATCTTCCATCAAAGATAATTGTTTCCAAATTCTTCTACCATTCTCAATCATCGCCTTTCCATAGGGAAGGAAGTTGGTATCTGATAGTAATCTGAAATGTGCTATTTCAAAGTTTTCATATTCAACTTTACCATTTGGGTCATTTTGAATCTTAAACTTAATGTAGTTTGGATTACTTGGGTCAAACCCTTCAATTCTTTCCGTTTCATAGATTGAAGATGGTTGAACATTAATAATACCCTTTTCAGGTTCGATTTCTAATTGTAAGAAGAAATCTCCATACTTTACCAAGTTTCTTGTCCAAGGCCATAGGTTGAACTCTACATTAAGAATATCGTAGAATAAGTTGTTAAGAATTTCTTGAACTTTTGGATTATCTGACTGAATTAACATCACATCTCCAAATTCATTCTTTAATGTACATTCATCTGCGTAGATATCAAGTGCAGAAGCAAGGATAGGGTCATTATCCATTGCATCGTAATCACGAAAAACTTCTCTACGAACTTGTTGGTATGCCATTGATTGAGCACCACCTGCTTGTTCATAGAAAGATTTTTGTAATTTGGTGTATCTATCTCTAAGTGATGACAAGTTAGTTTGTTGTCTTTCATCACCATCAAAGACGTTACGTTTTCCATCCTTATCGATAGTAACTACCGCTTGAGAACGAAAAAGTTTTGTTAATCTCCCAAAAAATGAAGTATCTGCCATTTTCTATTGTTTTTTAATTTATAACCTTTATTAATTTTGTTTTTACCATGCTCTACAAGACCAATATCTTGCTTTGTGTCTTGGACCTGGATTATCACAGTTGTGTCTTGCTCTGAATGCCTTTCTTCTTTCAGGGTCGGACTTTTTGATTTTCATTGTTTTCTCTCCTTGCTTTTTTGCAGAAGTTCCACCATGTCCAAAATTTACTTTTACAACGTTTCCTTGGGGATTTTTAACATATACTTTGAATTTCTTGACATCACCTCTCATTGGTTTACCAAGTTTTACTGTTCTACCTTGATACTCTGCCTCATTCATATCATCTTTGTATTCTTTCATAAATTCACAGAATTCTTTAATATCGTGATAATTTTCTACGATATATTCTTCTGTGTGTATTTCTTCGTTAAGTAATTCTTGTAATGATATCATATTTATTCTCCTAATGTATAAATATAGAGTTATTTAATTAACCAAGTTAAATCTTCATTTCTATCACCAACTCTCATATTCCAAGGATTTTCTTCTAATGCTGAATTACCACCAAATCCCATTCCTGCAACATCTAATGAGTGTGCTCCAATACCACCCAATGCTTGTTTAGTTAAATCAACTCCCTCTTGTCTTAATCTGAGTGCAGTATCCCTTACCCATAGTGAAATTGCTAAAGACATCGTTAAATCATCGTTATATCCTCTCATTGCCTCTGCACGATTACCATTCCATATAAATGTAAATAACTCATCTATGGTTCTTGAAGAACGAATGGTAATTTCTTTTTCTCTAACATACTGTTCCAACTTTGAGATAATTAGGGGTCGTGTTTTAGAAGTTGTAGAGAAACCTGCTGTCATGTTTCTTTCTTCTCTATTGTATTTGTTATGTAACTGATTTTCTACATCTACATACTTTAAATCTTTACTCATATAGAAAAGATTTCCATACCCTCTATCAATTACTTGTTGGATTACTGCCCAACCAATATTCGCGTTTTCAATTACAAGTAGAGCGTTGTTGTAATCAGTAGCAAGAGATACAAGGAAGTTTCCAAAATCTTTTGTATCTAACTTACCTTTATATTCAGCAACTTGTGAGGATTCTTCTATATCGATTACATGACATGCCGAGAAATCGGCAGAATCTCCACGAGCAACATCGGCAACGACCATATAAGATTTCTGATAGTTTGGGTATTCCCATTTCCAAAGGTTTCCATCGAAACCTGTTTTCTCCATCGGTTCTTGTACGAATGATTCTTTGTAGAACATTAGAAGTTGTGGGTCGATAACAGTATCACCCGAACTTACGAAATCACAATCACATTCTTGTGCTGCTCCTTTTGGTCCTAATAGTACCTCTTGTTCATCTCTCCATGTTTGGTCTCGTTCTGGATGAACTGACCAATGTAAACGAATAGTGTTGAATGTGTTTGTACCATCTTCTGCACCCACCCAAGTTTTGTGGAAGAAGTTACCCACCCCATTTGGAGTAGATAAGATAATTGCATTACCACCCGTTGATAAGGTAGATTGTGCAGATACCCAAATTTCTTCAATCTTATCGATGAATGCAGCCTCATCAAATACCAATAAGGATAGTGCTTCAGAACGACCAGCATCACCTGC